ATTCCCCGACGTATCCACACGAACGCGCTCTGCGCCTCCGGTGTGCAAAGTCAAAGGAACGTAAGTCCCGGAGCCCGTTATTGCGCTGAGTACTCGCGCATCTGTTGAGGTCATTGCCAACACGGCAACCGCAGAATTCGTCGGGCTGCTGTTTGCAAAAACCGCAACGTTGGCTTCTGTTGACGAACCATTGGGCAACACAGAAACGCTTGTTGCGCCGTTCGTCGTACTTGTTTGAAACGCCACGCGGCTTGCAAGCGTCGCGTTGCTGAAATCGCCCGTGATCCGCTGCGCAGTTCCGCTAAACGTGACGTTTCCACTGCCTACAGTCGGACCAACCAACGTCGGCGAATCCGCGAACACCGCAGCACCAGTGCCAGTCTCATCCGTCAGCGCAGCCCGCAGGTTTGCTGACGACGGCGTGGCAAAAAACGTCGCCATGCCAGATGCAAACAACGACGGCGAGGCCAGCATGCCGGTGAACGTGACTTGTTTTGTCACGCCGCCTTCCACGACGGGAAACGACGACGCGCCGTCAACGCTGGCGGCAACCGGCAGTTCAGAAATCTTTACGTTTGCCATCAGAAATTCCCCGTGAAGATATTGAACCGTTGATTGCGCCGACCCATGATGTTGTACGGCATGGCCAGCAGGTCATCGGGGTTGTTGATGCGCTTGAGGTTGCGCTTCGAGGTCATGGCGATGCGCTGCACCGTGGGCGGGGCCTCAACGCCGAACTCGGCAGCGATCTCGCACGCGAGGTTGTACTTGAAGCACCGCAGGTAGCCCGGGGGAAACGCGAGCGTGGTGTTCAGCAGCGCGGGCTGCGCCAGTTCCTGCACGCTGACCAAGTGCCATTCCAGCGGCTTGGTAGGCACCGGGTACAGCGCCATGGTGATGTCGGGGTGCGTGTTGTTCACCCACATCATCTGCGGGTAGGTGGACGTCACCGTCTTCAGCGCGATGTTGTTGTACTGGTCCTGGTTGATGAAGTACACCCCGAACGACACGCCGCTTTCGGTGTCGCGGAAGTACGACGAGGTGTCCAGTTGCACCGGCCGCGTGCCGACAAAATCTCCGGTCGGCCCCAGTGTGCGGATGGCGTCGTTTGCGGGCCAAGTGAACACCTGATCCTGCGTGGAGTACACGGCCAGGCGCTCAGTGCTCCATGAGTCGAGCATCTGGTTCAGAGCCGCCAGCGCGTCCTGCGAGGTGGCGGCGGAGGGCGTTTCGCCCTCGGCAAGCTGGCCGATCAGCCGCAGTGCTGCGTTGATCTGGTCACCGGCTGTGGTGGACATCGGCAGACTCCCGTCGCCGCCTGCGCACGATCAGATCATTGACGGCAACAGGTGGCGTATCTTGCCCCGGAGTATACCTCTCCCACCCGTTTTGTTCGTCATGTTCGGCCTCCAGATCCATCGTGGCGATCTTGGTGCCGTGAATTTCGTGTCTCAGGTAGATGATGGGCACAGGTCGCCTCCGGGCCTGCGTCGCAGGTACATGTGATAGTTGCCGGGATACGCTTTGTCGGCGCTGTGGTGCGTGATGTCTGCGTCGGGGATCAGCCAGATAGACCCGCCGCAGTCGTTCCAATTGCGGCTGAAAGAGTAATCCTCGCCGTACCAGATGCCTTTGTGCGCGCCGTGGTTGAACAGGTCAACGTGCGGCTTGTGCGCCTTGCCGTACATGAGGTGCGGGTACGCGCGCATGAACTTCTCGACTGCCGCCTCGGTCACGCGCAAAAACCCGGCAGGCACCCACTCTGCGTGGATAGCGCCGTCTGCCAGGCGCACGATGGGATGCCCGCCCGCGTCGGTGAACAGGCAGCCCATGTAGTCTTCTTCGTCCCGCTTGAAGCGGTACGTTCCGGCAACCACGTCGCCCTCTGTCTGGATGAGCTTCAGCAACGCTTCCGGCGGGAACGACACATCGTGGTCAAGGAAAATGATCTGATCCGCACCCGCATCCAGCGCCTTGCGCAGCATGACGTTGCGCGCTTGGCTGATGTAGGGGTTGCCGACTTCCATCACCATCTGGTGCGTGATGCCCGCCGCATCCAGTGCCGGTACGGCGGCTTCTATGGCCTCCAGAAGCGCCGAATGCGGGCGGGTAAGGGTGGGCACACACAAGACGACTTTCATTGCGTCACGGGCCTTTGTGCGGTGATCATGAGATTGTGGTTGATGGACGGGCCGGCATGGCGAACCTCAAACCCGGCGTGCTCAACAAAGTCGATCAGCGTTTTGCGAACGAACCCGTACTTGTGCGCCATGTACGGATTGCTCTGCACCAGTCTGGCCATGCCGTAGTACATGTCCAACCCCGTGACCGGGCCTGCTGGCGACTCGTAGACGACGGTGTTGTCGGGCTTGATGCCCTCCAGATCCGGCACTATGGCGATGAGAAACCCACCCGGCATCAGCACGCGGTGCAGTTCGCTCAACGCTTGCACGATGTCGTGCGCCGGCATGTGCTCCAGCACATGCGAGCAGTATGCGATGTGATATTGGCCGATGTCTCCCATGTCGGTCATGGGAGCAACAAAGTCAGGAGAAACGCCTAGGTCAATGTCCAGACGAGTCTCCTGACCCTGTATCCACTCGGGAAGCGGCTCTCGGCCGCATCCCGCATGAAGCACCTTGATCACGCAGCCTTGGCCAGGCCGAGAGCGGCCAGCGTGTTCATGATGTCAATCACGGCAGCCTTCAGCGTCGTGGTGACATCAGCAGACGACGCGGTGCCGACTGCTGAGGTAGCCACGGCAGCGGTGCGCTGCGTGATCGGCGTCGTGCCGTAGAACCCGACCTTGCCGGTGGCAGCGGGTTGCATCTGCACGGGCTGGCCGCTGCGGCCGACGTTGAGGGTTTCCTCGACGTTGCCGTCGCCCATCTGCTGGCCGTCGCCAATCTTGGGCGCTTCAAAGTTTGCGTTGGACATGATGTTCCTTTCTGGCGCTTAAGCGCCACCCTTCCACAGACCAATGGCCTGCAGCGTGTTCATGATCTCGATGACGGCGGCCTTGAGGGCAGTCGTCACGTCCGCGCTGCTGGCAGTGCCAACGGCGGACGTTGCTTGTGCTGCGTTGGAACGCTGCGTGACAGGCGTGGTGCCGTAGAACCCGACCTTGCCGCCAGCGCTGGGGGAGGCCCCCAGCGTGGCATCGTCAAGATCCTGGTCCGTGAACGCAACGCCGATGGGGCGCGTGAATGACATGGCATCACCCCCAGATCCGCACGCCCATCTGCGGGCGGATGACGCTGTACCCGTACAGGACGTCAATCCGGCAGGGCATCCGGTCGTTGTTGATGTCGTACTGGCGCACGATCCGCATCGAGATCCCGTTGTGTACCTTGCGGGAGGCCATGTCCACGCCTTGCGGCAGGAGCAGGTCCGCCGTGGCAAAGGTGATGGCATCCTTGTGGTACACCAGGTTCTGCGGGTAGCCCGTCGAAGCCGCACCCAGGTAGGTGACGACATCGCTGGCGGCCGGCAGCTTGCTGACCGTGGCCAGAGCCTGCGTGGGCGCGTACACGGCCGGCAGGAAGTCCACGTCCACGAACTCGGTGGAGGCCGAGGTGACCGTGTTCTGCACCACGAACTGCTGCAGCGAGCCGGTGGACTCGCGGGTCTGCGGGTTGACCGCGAACACGCCAGCGATGGTGAACACGTCGCCCGGGACCAGCGTGAGGCCGTCGGCCGAGCCGGTCGTGTGGACCTTGATGGACTGCGACATGTTGATCTCCTCGTAGCCGAGGATGCCTTCGCCCATCATGCCGTTCTTGAACTGGCGCGAGATCGTGCTGGTCGGGTTGAACAGGCCCTTCATGCCTTCCACCAGGCCCGCGTTGGCCGCCGGATTGACGGTGGCGTAACGCGGCGACATGACGGCAGCGGCCTCGTTGAGCTTCTGCTGCGCTTGCAGCAGCACCAGCGAGGTGGCCGGCACGGTGCCGGGGGTGCCCACGGACTGGAAGATGTCCTTGTAGGCGTTGGCAACGTCAGCGTCGATGCTGGAGGCCAGTTGCGAGACGCGGGGCTTGAGCACGCGGTCAG